TACTTTGAATATAAAGCCAGCAAAGGTAGCATTAGAAGATAAAAAAGCCTACGGTGAAGAAAAAATGTTTGACGGTCAACCACCGGCTGATGACAGACGCATGGCACTGGCTTCTAGATGTAATTGGTATAACTATACCCAAGATAAAAAAACTGCTAAGAAGTGGATAATAGAATGGCTTGAACTAAACAAGCACAAGGACATAGTCAAAGACTTTAGCAAGATCAAAGATTCCTGGATTCCAATATCCAGTGGCTGGTATGCTAGGATGTCGTTGATCGGTCTAGAACTTACAGAGCATGAAAAAGAACACATGGTCAATGCCTGTAAAGAAGCAATAGCGAATCATCAGAAGTCCGCCAGTGATGATGAAGAAATGGATAAAGATAAACCTAAACGTCCTAACATACAGGAAATTATGATAGCCAAGGCACACGAAGCCGCGGGTGATATAGATGCTGTCTGGGACAAGTATCTAGAAGGCGACATCAAGGCCAGCGAAAAGCCAGAGGGAATCCGTCAAATTTTAGCCAACTATAATATCCTAGCACAGCACGTTTCTATAATAAAAGATATGTGGATTAAGCAACAGAATGAACTCAAGGACGCTGTAGCTGACGTAGACGCCGATTTAAGCGAAGGTTACGGTTGGGCGACTAAGACCCAGCAAAAGAACATGATCAACTACTGTGCGGCGATTATAGCAGAATTAGACGCATATCATCAGAGTAAGAAGGCTAAGGTAGGCACAAGAAAGAAAAAACCGGTTCCTCCAGAGAAGCAGGTAAGAAAATTAAAACACCTAAGACGATACGATGAGTTTAAATTAGAAACAGTAGAGCCTACTAAAATTCTTAAGTCAAGTGAGCTTTGGGTCTACAATGTTAAAAACCGTAAACTGCAATACTACGTTGCTGATGATTATGCAAAAGTGTTTGCAGTCAAAGGCACAAGTATTCTAGGATTTGACACTAACAAGTCAAGTCAAAAAACTCTACGTAAGCCAGAAGAGTTCTTAAAACAGTTACGCATGGCAGGCAAGCCAGATAGTCGTAAACTGTTTGATGGCTTAAAAACTACTGGTACAGCAGTTAACGGTCGCTTCAACGAAAACTTAATCATCATTAAAGCAACTTAATAGATAGTCTGCCGAGTTGATAAATACTATTAACGGAGAACTATAAATGGCAGACTTAACTACATTAAAAGACGAACTATTCAACTACGTTGAAAAACGCCTAGGTGGCGGTATTGTTGACGTTGAACTAGATCCTGATCATTACGAAGTAGCATACGATAAAGCACTAACTACCTACAGACAAAGAGCTCAAAATGCTTATGAGGAAAGTTATGCTGTTATTGAAATGCAAGAAAATCAAAACACTTACACACTTCCGCAGGAAGTTAGTTCAGTAAGACAGGTATTTAGACGTACTATGGGTGATGCTACAGGTCCTTACTCGTCAAGTTTTGATCCGTTTTCATCTGCTACATTAAACGTTTATCTGTTAAACTATTCATATGGTGGCGGTCTAGCAACCTATGACATGTACACACAGTATGTAGAAATGGCCGCAAGAATGTTTGGTGGTTTTATGAACTACACATTCAATCCTGTAACTAAAGTATTAAGTTTAGTGCGTGATCCTAAATCATCAGGTGAACAAATACTACTTTGGACTTATAACCTAAAACCAGAAATTATTTTACTACAAGACAATGCTATGAAGCAGTGGTTGAGAGATTATACTTTTGCCGCAAGTAAAATGATTATCGGTGAAGCCAGAGAGAAGTTTGCTTCAATTGCAGGTCCTCAAGGTGGTACAGCACTTAATGGCTCTTCAATGAAAGCAGAAGCACAGGCTGAGATGGACAAACTAATTGACGACTTAGCAACATACACAGACCACTCACAACCATTAACTTGGGTAATTGGTTAATGAAAATATCAGAAATCATCACAGAGGGTGTTGTCTATGCTCGTACAGCCAAAGGTGGTGCAGGCGGAAAAGCATCTGTAAAACAAAAATGGCGTTGTGATGCGGGTCCAAGAGCTGGTCGTATTGTAGCAAAACCTGCAGACTGTGGTGGATCAATTGATGTTAAAAAACGAGCTCAAATGAAAAAGACTCGTGCTAGAACTAAAATTAGACAAGCACGTAAGGCTAAAAAGACTAAAAAGTTAAATGTAGCAAGTAAGATCATGCAGGCTCTAAATAAGTTTCATCGCAGAGACTTACAGAAACACGCACTCAAACGTAAATCAGTAACACAAAAACGTCCTACAAGACCAACACGTCCAACACGTCCTCAACGTAAAGCAAGAAAATTCAAATAAGGTTGACATTATAATCCAATGGTAGTATAATACTAGTATGGATTTAATGATTGACATTGAAACTCTGGCTACAGGCCCTGACGCTATGATTATGACAATAGCGGCTCAGGCCTTTGACCCACTATCTACGGGCTGGCCTGACAGGCATTTTTATGCTAGAGTAACACCCGAAAGCCAACCAAATCGTAAGACAGACGACAACACCATTGAATGGTGGGCACACCAAGTTCCTGAGGCACAAAAAGAAGTATTTGAAGAAATAGGCAGACGCAGTCTGCACGAGTGTTTAGAAGAACTAGGTAAATTAATATGGCAAAGCAACAAAGTATGGGCTAATGGTATTTGCTTTGATATGAACATACTAGAACACGCATTCAAAGAATACGGTATTGCACTGCCTTGGAAATTTTGGAATGTCCGTGATGCTAGAACTGTATATGCACTATGGCCAGACATGCCCGAAGTTAAGTCAGCAAGCCACCATGCTTTAGATGATTGTAAACGTCAAATAACTATGTTACAATCATGTATTAAACACCTAGGAGTACAGAGGTTAAAATGATTATAGCAATTAGCGGACTTATAGGATCAGGTAAAGACACAGTAGCAGACTATCTTGTTAACCTACATGAGTTTAGAAGAGAAAGTTTTGCAGGCAACTTAAAAAATGCTATGTGTGAAATATTTGGTTGGGACCGTGAAATGCTAGAAGGACGTTCAAAATCAAGTAGAGAGTGGCGTGAACAAGTAGACGAATGGTGGGCAGAACGTTTAGGAATACCGCACTTAACACCACGCTGGATTCTACAGCATGTTGGCACAGATGTCATCAGAGGACAGTTTCATGATGATATGTGGTTAGCAAGTTTAGAAAATAAACTACGTAAAACAGATGACGACATTGTTATCTCAGATGTCCGTTTTAAAAATGAAGTCAGAATGTTAAAAGATCTAGGTGCTGTCTGTGTTCAAGTAGTTAGAGGTGATAGACCTGAGTGGTACACAGAAGCAATTAAAGCAAACACATATAAAGATAAACTAGCCGTGGCAAATGCTAGACAAAATCTAGAACATGTTTATAAAGTACACCGTTCAGAATATGATTGGGTAGGTACAGATTTTGATGTTACACTAGACAACAATGGGTCGTTAGATGATTTATATGCTCAAGTAGAAAAACTTGTTAGTGTTAAACATCTGGAGCAAGATCTCCAGGCTTCCATGTCGAATCCTGCCGTTGTATAAGCACACCACAGTTTAAACAAACTGATCTTAAATTAATTAATTCGTTGTTATTTAGATTACCGTCTATGTGATAGACCTGTATTTGACTACCA